AAGTTGGGTCCAGAGACGACGTAGGCGTCCGACCCGGTGATCTGCGGCGACCACAGGCCACGGATAGGCCCAGGGCCGACGGTCGCAAGGAAACGCAAGCCCGGCGCCCGGTTCAGGAACGCGGCCTGCTTGCCGCCTTCCGGTACGACCTCTGGGAACAGGTTCACCATGCGGCTGTCCGCAGCGTTGATGCTGCGAGCCACATAAGAAGAACCCAGGATCGGCGTTTGCATGTTACTTGTCACCGCGCATAGAGGTAGATACCAAAAACCATAAGACAGGCTGCGAGGGGCGCGGCAATGCCTTTCCAATCGAAGGGCAAGCCGCTTTCCCATTGTGTGTATTCACGCCCCGCGTAGAAGGCCACGCCTGCTGCAAGGCCAGCATTGAGGCCAAGCGGCCACCAGAGGACTGCTGCAATTAGCAGCGCAATCACCGCATGGCAGAGGTAGTATCGCGGGAGCGGGCAGTTCATTACGAGGTGACTGCCTTGATGACTGCGAAGTTGATGGTAACAGCTTGCGAGAGCGACCCACCGCTTTCATTCTTAATTGTTATTTGGAAACTGCCGTTTGTGGAAACAATGCTTCTAACTGAATAGTTAGTGTTTCCTACGCTGAGAATTACAACATCGCTTCCGACTATTACAGAATTTGTCACTGTAAAAGTTGCACTCGCACCCGCGCCAAGAGCATCAGAAGCAGTGACTATCTGACCGTTGGTCTTGTTCAGCGTGACGCCCGTAGACTTGGATGTAAGCTGCGTAACCGTGCCACCAGAGCCCGTGCCGTAGCCGAGGCCACCCGTGGAGACGTTTAGAATGTCACCAGATGCGTTGATGCTTAGTCTGATTGTTCCTGATGTTTCCAACAGCAAGGGGCCATAACCACCGGAAATGAACCCTGCGCCAATGCCTGCGCCGTTGGCACCAGAAACGCCCGATGCGTAACCATAAAGAACCGCCTGTGGCGAAGCCGCGCTTCCGCCAGTTACGCGGAACTGCGCCGTGGTGGCTGCGGCAGAAAAGACATTGAGGGTAGACAAAGGACTGCCGCCAACACCTACGTTGCCGCTGGCATCCACAACAACCGGACTGCTGTCCGGGTTCGTGCTATCCTCAATGCGGAGCGCGTCAGCCGTGCCCAACTGCGTGACGCGCAGCGCCGCGTTGACGTTGTCGGTGACTTCAATGATCTGGTTGGCGGTGAAGGTATTGGCCGTCGCCGCAGTGAGTTTGCTGATCTCGTTGGTCGGCGTCTGAACGGTAGCACCGCTCTGCACCAGAGGCACAAGTTCGGCCCCCGACAAGGGGGTCGTAGCAGACGGAAGTTGGGAGATTTTGGTGTCAGCCATCAGACTTGACCTTTAACGTGGTATGTGCTTGATTTCATTAGAAATTTCCGGCGTAGATATTAAACCGCTGCCTAGTTCCAATAAGGCTGTACGGGAGCGCCATGATGTCGTCGGGGTTGTTGATGCGCTTGAGGTTGCGCTTGGACGTCATGGCGATGCGTTGCACCTGCCGGGATGGCTCTACGCCAAACTCCGGGGCCAGTTCGCAAGCCAGATTGTAACGGAAACAACGCAGATAGCCCGGCGGGAAAGCCAGATCGGTCGCCAGGTTGGCCGGCTGGCTCAACGTCTGCACCGACACGATATGGAACTCCAGATCCTTGGTAGGCACCGGATACACGTACATCTCAACGTCGGGGTACGTCATGTTGACCCACAGCACCTGCGGGTAGGTGCTGGTCACGGTCTTGACGGCGATGCCGTTGTACTGCTGTTGATTGATGAGTTTCAGACCAAACGAGATGCCGTTGGTCGGGTCGCGGAAGTAGGTGCTGTCGTCAATCAGGACGGGGCGGTTACCAACAATGTCGCCAGTAGGCCCCAGCGTGCGCGACCGCGTGCTGGCGGGCCACGTAACGACTTGGTCCTGTGTCGAGAACACCGCAAGCCGTTCCGCGTCCCACGACTGTATCATCTGGTTCATGGCGACAAGCGCGTCTTGCGCTGTCTCAGACGACGGCGTTTCGCCCTCTGCCAGAACGCCTAAAAGGCGCAGAGAGCCATTTATCAGGTCGCCCGCCGTTGTCATGTCACTCGCTCACCTCTAGCCGGGGCCGACCACGGCGCCGGGGTTCCGGCATTACGTTAACGGGTTCCGGCGCGTCGATCAACTGGTCTTCTGGGTCAAAACGGCTCCAGCCGTTCATCTCGTCGTACTGCGCCTCCATCTCCATCGTGGCGATCTTAACGCCATGCTTGGGGTGGGACAGGTAAATGGTCGCCATTGTTCCTCCAAAAGGGGAGACGGGCGGCCCGAAGACCGCCCGCCTGTTGGTTACGCAATCCGATAAATCGAAAACGCGCTGTCGCCCGTCTTGCGGAAACGGAAGATGCCCGAGGTGTTGCTTGTCGTGGTGATGGAGTCCTGAATGACGGCATTGCCGACAAGGGTGTTACCCGTGCCAGCACCAAACGTCACGTCGTTGGCTGCGTTGTCACCAATATTGACAAACGCGCAGTCAAAAGTCGAACCAACTCTCATGCTGGGGAACGCCGCGTCAAGAAGAGCGCCGGTCGGGAACGTATACGTGCCCGCATCCGTACCGCCGCTGTCCATCGTGCAGACGCCCGTAGCCAGATTGGCTGCGGTGATGGTTACGGTTGCGCCGGAAAGTACCGCCGGGGTGTCAGAGTTGTAAAAACTGATTTCGCCCAGATTTCCGTCACCGATCTGGTAGCCGCCAGCGCCATTTGAAAGAGCCATTGTCGTATTCTCCTATCTTTAATTTGTTAGATATGCTTCCACGAGTAGCGTTGTTTTATGCTGCCAATCGTAGATGTTGCTACATGATATTGTGCCGCGATTTCTGCGTAGGGTCTAGGGTCTTTAAGAATGCGGCGGGCTTGGCGTTCAGTAAGGATAGCATGCCCGTTCTGTTCACCTACTGGCGCGCGCGACCGACCTTTTTGCACTTTATCGCGCATATTGTCGGCGTTTGTACCAGAAAATAAATGGTCTGGGTTAACGCAACTCGGGTTGTCACAAGTGTGCAAGGCTTGCATGTTTACGAGCAAATCACCTGTATGCATGGCATACGAAAAACGATGTGCTTTAGTAAACGTGACGCCTGCAAGCGCGCCTTTGAAAATCCCGTATCCGTTTTTATCTTTACTGGCTTTCCACAGCCAACACCCGTCAGTCTTGACAACAGATTTTGCAAACCGTTCTTGAGCAGACAACCCTCGAAACAGGCCGCTGTGGGACGATACCGCCACAGGTGAGCCAAATTTCTTGTTCCGCCGCCAATGTTTGTTGCAAAGACCTAAAGCTACGACTGGCAAGTTGCATTCCTTTATGCAGCAGATGTCGGTCACTACGCTACTCCGGTTGTTAAGCCAGAGTAGCGTAGCACGTCCATCCTACTCTACGCAAGAAACCATTTTAGCCCCACAAACGCGCAGCCATTTGAGGCCTGATCACTGAATAACCGTACAATACATCGATGCGGCAAGGTAGTCTATCGTTGTTAATGTCGTACTGGCGCACAATTCGCATCGAGATGCCATTGTGAACTTGGCGGGAAGCCATATCGACACCCTGCGGCAGAAGAAGATCGGCCGTAGCGAACGAGATAGCGTCCTTGTGGTAGATCAGGTTCTGCGGGTAGGAGGTCGAAGCTGCGCCGATGAACGTCACGGCCTTACCAGTGATGGTGAGGGTGGAGACGGAGGCGAGAGCATTCGTCGGCGAGTAGAGCGCCGGCGAGACGGCCAGCGTCACAGCGCCGCCAGCAGACGAGGTGTTGGCTGCCGTCACGGTGAACTGCTGGAGCGAACCCGTGCTTTCGCGGGTCTGCGGGTTCACGGAGAAGCAGTCGGCCACAGTGAATACGTCGCCCACCGTGAACGTCAGCGCGTTACCGGCGCTGGCGAGGGTGATGGTCGTCGCACCTTCCGAAGCGTTACCGTTGACCGTGGCGCCCGTGGCTGCGCGGGTGCCTGTGGTGTGCAGCTTGATCGACTGCGACATGTTGATCTCGTCGTAGCCGAGGACGCCTTCACCCATCATACCGGCCTTGAACTGGCGCGAGATGGTATCGACGGGGTTAAAGAGGCCCTTCATGCCTTCGACCAGACCAGCGTTGGCGGCCGGGTTAACGGTCGCGTAGCGGTTCGGCATCATGGCAGCGTACTCGTTCAGCTTCTGCTGGCCCTGGAGCAGGACGAGCGAAGTGGCCGGGGTCGTGCCGGGGGTGCCGACGGACGAGAAGATGCCCTTGTAGGAGTTGGCAACGTCAGCGTCGATGGACGATGCAAGCTGCGAGATACGCGGCTTCAGAACACGATCCGCGAAATCGTCAAGCTGCATGGTCAGTTCGGCCGACGTGAAGTTCACGCCGATGTGCTTCTGGTTGTTGACGGCGAGCGTGGTGAACTGCTCGTTGTCGTCCTGAACCTGAAGGGCGGCACCGTCGGTGACCAGAGCGCGGTCGGGCAGACGGATGCGGAGGGTCGAACCGATCTTGGCGCCTTCGACAGCGAAACTATCATCATCGTTTTGTTCAACGCTGCTCGTTAGGTCAGCGCCCGCTTTCGCAGCCTCAACTCTCGCTGAGGACCAGACTATATCTTCAAACATCCCGCCAAATCCGGCCGCTACGGATCATAGACACCAAAGAGGGTGTAACGCCGTATTTAGCCGCAATTTCCCGGTGCAGACCAATTTCAGAGCGAATACTGCGGACCTGTTCGGCAGACAACTTGCGTCTGCCGTTTTTGTCCCCAAATGCGTGCCGCGATTTTGCGACCATATCCTGCATGTTGTCGTCGTGAGTGCCGACAAACAGGTGCTCAGGGTTTACGCATTTACGGTTATCACAGTGGTGGAGCACAAACCCGGCAACAGCACCGAAAGCAAGCTCGTAAGCTACGCGATGCGCGTAAGCCGTCTTGCCGTCCTTGTGCATTTGTCCGTAGCCGTTAGGCATTATGTGTCCGGTCCATTCGTGACATCCATTTTCGTTTTTTGCAATCTTAGCAAAAAACCGCTCTTCCAATGTCTGCCTCATGCTTGCCCCGCATTTCGAGCCACTTGGCCCTACGCCGTTACCGGCTAGTCGTTGAACCTTCATCGTAGTAACGTAAACTATACGATGCTTGGCTGCTGATTGTCCAATCATTTCGCTTTTCAGACCGTCGCGCTTGCCGTTACCAGCTACGCTGTGGTGCGGAATGCTATAAGGAGTTTCCAGCATTTAACGGGGTTTAACGTCAGCTAGACAAATGTTTACTGACGGTTCACGTTGCGAGTAATCACCAAGTTGTTTTCCAGGATCTCCAGCGCCTTGCGGGTGATCATGTCAATCGTAAGAAGGCTGTTAGCCATGTCTTTGATTTCCTTAAGTTATTTACGACGTTGAGCCTCGTACTTCTTGATCTGGCGCAGCCGTTCCGCTTCGATCCAATCCGACGTTGACATGGCCTTTACAGACCGTGGGTCGGTGGTGTCGTATGCAGGCGCACCAGAGGTGCGGGCCGTGACCGGAGCAATCGGTGCCGGGGCGGTGGAAGTTTTCTTGGCCGGTGGATTGGAGCCGAGATTGGCCTCAATCTTTCCGATTTCCCGTGCCTGCAAGAGCGGTGATAGGCGCGCAATCCGTTCGGCTTCCTTGGGGTTGGAACCGAGGTAATAGATTACATCGGGACCGTTATCCGAAGCCTGAATGGTCTGCGCCATCGTTTCCGTGACGGGTAGCTTGGGGTTGTACGCGACCTGTTCAAAGTCGTCGTACTTGTTCCGCGCTTCCTCTTCACGGTCGTGATAGGCATCAAGCGTAGCCTGGCGTTCAGCCTCTGCGTCGCGCTTCGCCAAGAGTTCCTGGGCTTTGCGTTCGGCAAGGGCGTCGGCGTAGGATGGTGCATCTGCGAAGTCGTCAGCTTTCAGCGGTTCCGTCGGAACGGGCTGGGACTTGGCTTTCTGCGCCTGCTCGCGCTCCCATTTCCGTTGTTCTCTTGCGAGACGTTTGCCGACGATTGCGTCCAGTTCTTCCTGAGTGAAGGTCTTGGATGCTTCCGTTGGCGTCGGTTCCGGCGGTGTATCTGTAACGGCAACAGGTTCAGCCGTGGGGGCCTGTTCCGGCGCGGGCGCACCCGCTAGTTCGTTCTCGTTCATCTAGTCACCTTTCGGTTCCTGGCGTGCCCTGCCAGTAGGGGTTAAACAGTAAGTGTATATGTTACCTATCAAAAGTCAATTGGCGGCTGCACAATCGCCAAACCCAGCCGGCCCAAGGCCACAAAGGGGTCTTGGTCCGTCACGTCAGCGGTGGCGTAGATGGCGTCGATGTCGGCTTGTGTGCAGGGAATTTCCGCCTCAACACACGCATTGTAGACGGCCACGGGGTCACCTGGCTCGGATGAGATCAGGGTCCACACGCCATCTACTTGTTCCCAAACTTGGAACGGCACCATGTAAGCGAACTCTGGCGGGATATAGCCCGTCGAGATGTAATGTGTGGCAGGGTCGTTGCCGGATGCTGACAGAGGCGTAATCCACATATCGGGGCCACCCCCAAACGCAGCGGCAATCGTACGGGCAAGCGGTGCGCCAGCAGCGGCGATGATGAGCGAGCGAAAGATGTCAGCCATCAATATGCCTTTGTCTTTCCGTTGACCCACGCTTCAGTCGAGGCGATCTGTGCGTCAGTGGACTGAGCGCCGCGAACGATGAGCGAGTAGAGGCGTCCGTTGTAGGGGAGAGAAGCGTTGTTGCGGCGGCCAATGTAGAGCGGATAGTTGCCGTAATTGCCTGTGCCTTGGTCAACAGATGAGGTGGCGGCTTGAGTGCCATTGACGCGGAGCGTTGCTACGTCTCCAGATATGTTTCCGAGGCCCGTAAGGACGGCTGTGTTTGGAGCAAGGATTGTCCCAGATTTCACTGGGACTAACGGGTTCACGTTGCCTCTAGATTTCCAAGAATAGTTACCACTTGCTCCTGTGTCTTCAGGCAACGCAAAATAGAATGCGCCATCGTTGGTGGCAACAGTTGCGCTAAGTTCTGCAAAAATCCCCGCCGCTGCATCACTCAGCTTCCTTGCCCCCGCGAACACGCTCATCTTGTCCGTGGCGCTGAAGTCCACGCTCGCCGTAGCAAGGCTGTCATCCGTGCCGTCAAACTTGAGGTACAGCGGGAAGCCACTGGTGTCGTAGTCCGTGGCGGCTGCAACGCGCTGGTAGGCGGGGATGCCTACGCCATCGTTGGTGACGCGGAGGTCTGCGCCCCAGATGTAGATGCCAGAGTTCAACGTCCCTGCGTAGCTTACAGAAAGGTTATTTCCAAGCGAGGGGTTTACAATCGCATACCAAGTTGTCGCAGTTGATGTTCCCGTAATAGAGCAGCGATACCAACCATTTCCGACATATGTTGATGCCGCTGTAAAACCAGAAGCAACCGTACCCGGCACTCCGCTGCCATCAGCAGCAAGATTGAACCATGTTGGCGTGGCTGATCCGGTAGAAAAATAAATGGTCGCCCATGTACGTTCAGCAGCTTTTAGATATACGCTAAACGTATGCTGTGCCGCCGCTACGGAAACG